ACAAATGGATTGTGGGAAAACGCCATTGTGATCGCAGCAAACTATACAATTGGAACTGGGAATAACGCGATTAGTGCGGGCCCGATCACCATCAACTCGGGTGTCACTGTAACCATACCTTCAGGCTCTGTCTGGACAATTACATAAGGAATAAACATGAACTGGATTATTAATTCACTCTCCGTCATGAATACACCAGAACCGCAGACAGCGGTGATGAGCAACTTCACGATCAATGACACGCAAGATGGCTTGTCAGGATCGGTGACGTATTCTGTAAACCTGCTGCCAGCCGATGCATCGAACTTCACTCCTTATGCCGACATTACGCAGGCGCAGGCGATTCAGTGGACACAAGACGCGCTCGGAGCAGCTCGTGTAACGGCAATGGAAAACGAGGTGCAGGTGCAGATCGATGCACAGAAAATCCCTACACCCCAACCTGCTCCATTGCCTTGGGTAGCACCAACAGAGGCATAAATCATGGCACAAACTGGCTTCACTCCCCTCGTACCGTATAGCAGCACCACGTCAGGCAATACACCTCTGGCTGCAAACATGCAGACGGCAGAGATTGCTATCAACGTCGCGGATCGCGTGCTGTACACAAAGAACGGCTCAGGCGTCGTGGTTGCCCTTGGTAACGGCGCGACAGGTGGTGGTGGCGACCAGATTTTTGTGCAGAACGGTCAGACGGTGACGACGAACTACACGTTGCCGACGAACTACAACGCGATGTCGACAGGGCCCATCACCATCAACTCTGGGATCACTGTCACCATCCCCTCTGGTTCTGTTTGGGCGATCATCTAATGGGACTTCGACTCAGAGCTCGCTCGCTTGGCGCTATCGATGTCAACCCTGTTGATACGGCATCGAACGTGTCGGTGATCGTACAGGCTGCTAATGGCGTGCTGTCATATGCGGATTCAACGACTGGTGGATTGTTTTTGCCAACAGGTACGACTGCGCAACGTCCTGCATCGCCTGTGACGGGTCAAATTAGATTCAATACCACGACGAATTCAGTAGAAACTTACAACGGCTCTTCTTGGGGTTAAAACATGGCTGGGAATATTAAACTTGCAGCACCATCGGGCGGATCAGTTACTTTGAACGCTGCTGACACTGCGTCCAACTTTGTCATGTCAGTTCCTGCTGCTGCAGGTGTTTTGATCAATGCAGATTCTACTACTGGAGCTACTCAGTTACCTGTTGGTACGACCGCACAACGTCCTGCTAGTCCTGTTGTAGGGCAATTGCGGATGAATACAACGACTGTAAAGGCTGAGTATTACAACGGTTCAGCGTGGAAAGCCACTGACGGCTCTTATTAAGGAAAGAACATGACAACAACCATTTCAGGCACTTCAGGTATTGTTACTGACAACGTAACATCCAATGGAACGGGGGCATCAGGATTTCCTACTGGAACAACTGCTCAACGACCTGCATCGCCATCACTGGGTTATACACGATGGAATACAACGCTTAATGTGCTTGAAACATGGCAAGGTAGCGCATGGGCAGCAGTTGCTTCAAGTACATATTCAGTAAATTATCTTGTTGTTGCTGGAGGTGGCGGTGGTGGCGCAAACCTTATAGCTGGAGGTGGTGGAGCAGGTGGATTGATTTCGTCAACCGCTACTCTTACACCCTTGACAGCCTACACAATCACTGTTGGAACTGGCGGAACTGGTGGTGCGACAAATACCGCACGCGGCGCAAATGGTAACAACTCTTCTTTTGGAGCAATTGCTGTTGCTGTAGGTGGCGGCGGCGGTGGTTCGGATAACGCTAACGGTTCTGGTTTGGGCGGTGGTTCTGGTGGAGGCTCTTCTGGTTATGGTGGCGGAGCTGGATCAGGCACAGCAGGACAAGGTTATGCAGGAGGTAACACAACCTCTTTGTACGCTGGTTCGGGTGGCGGCGGAGCTGGAGCTGTAGGAACAGCGGGTGCTGGTACTGGTGCTGGCAATCCGGGTACTGGTGGAGCTGGCGGTGTAGGTATATCTTCATCAATTTCAGGTTCAGCCCTTTTTTATGCTGGCGGCGGTGGTGGTGCTGGTTATACTGGTGGCGGATCAGGAGCTGGCGGTAATGGTGGAGGTGGAGCTGGTTCTACTTCTGGAAATGGTGTCGCAGGGACATCTAATACAGGCGGTGGTGGCGGCGGCGGTGGTGGCTCAGGTACTGGTGGCGCAGGTGGCTCTGGTATTGTGATTATTTCTTATGCTGGCGCACAACGTGGTTCTGGCGGAACATATACGTTTATCGGCGGCAACTCTATTCACACATTCACTTCTTCCGGTACATATACCGCTTAATTCAGGAGATATTTAAATGTCACATTTTGCAAAAGTAGTAGATGGTAAAGTCACTCAAGTGATTGTTGCTGAACAGGAATTCTTCGACACGTTCGTGGACAATAGCCCCGGTCAGTGGATTCAGACCAGTTACAACACATATGGCAACAAGCACACTCAAGGTGGCACTCCTCTGCGTGGTAACTTTGCTGGTATCGGTTACACATATGATGCAGTCAATGACGTATTTGTTGCGCCTCAACCTTTCCCATCATGGGTATTAAGCCCATTGACGATTCTGTGGGAAGCACCTGTTGCTATGCCTGCTGATGGTAAAGCCTATCAGTGGGATGAGCCCACGTTGGCTTGGAAAGAAGTTGTTGCAGCTTAATTAAGGAAAGATCATGGCGTTAGTTGTTGGCGGTACAGATTACGTTCAAATGCCTAACGGTACTACGGCGCAACGCCCGACTACGCCTGCGGCTGGGATGGCTCGCTACAACTCAACAACTGGATTGCTTGAGTATTACAACGGCACAAGCTGGTTAGCTCCGGGTAGTTATGCTATTTCCGCTTTAATTGTCGGTGGTGGTGGCGGCGGTGGTGCGGGTGGTGCGGCGGCTGGCAATGGTGGTTCAGGAGGTGGTGGCGCAGGCGGCTTTTTTGCAATATCTTCTTTGGCTTTGTTGGTTGGAACAACTTATGCAGTTACTGTTGGCGCAGGCGGTGCGGCTTCTTCAGCAAATGGGTCAAACTCATCATTTACGTCAAATTTTGTTGTCATTGGTGGTGGTGCTGGTGGGAATAATAGTGCGGCAGGTTCTTACGGTGCGTCTGGTGGTGGTAGTGGGTCAAGTGGAACAGCCGCAGGTTATGGTGCAACTAATATTCAAGGTAATACTGGCGGTCAAGGTGGAGCAAACGCAGCGGGTGGTGGTGGCGGCGGCGCAGGTGCGGTAGGTAATCCTGCTGCTGGAACTTACATCGGTGGGGCAGGGGGTGCAGGAACTGCCTCATCCATTACTGGATCATCTGTAACGTATGCAGGCGGTGGCGGTGGCGGCGCATTTACAACAGGCGGTGCTGGCGGCGCAGGCGGTGGTGGTGCTGGTTCTGGAACAGGCACTGGAACCGCTGGCACAGCTAACACAGGAGGAGGCGGTGGTGGTGGTGCGGACGTAGCCTCTAACCCCGGTGGCGCAGGTGGTTCAGGTGTTGTAATTCTTTCTATCCCTACTTTGCGCTATACAGGCACTTACACAGGATCACCAGTTATTACAACATCAGGTGCAAATACCATTTTGCAATTTAACGCTTCAGGTTCTTACACGGCGTAAATCATGGCTCTTGAAATTCAAAACGTAGACTATCTTCAGTATCCATCGGGAACAACGGCACAACGTCCTGCGTCTCCTACTGCGGGTATGATGCGTTTTAATACAACCATAGTTGCTATGGAGTATTACAACGGATCAAGTTGGATAACTTTTTAACAAGGACATAACATGCATTTATCAATCGACCTTATCAACGCAATCCTCGGTTACCTCGGCACAAAGCCTTTCGCTGAAGTGGCTCAACTGATTAATGCTATTCAATCTGAGGCGGCAAAGCTCTCTGAACCTGAACAACCAAAGGAGTAAGTCATGCAATTCTTAAAAGAGATTCGTGAGCATTTGGCTAATTATGAAACAGAAGTTGCGACTGAAATTCATAAGTTTATTGATTGGCTACATACAAAATATGTAGAACCCGGCGCACCTATCGTCACTCTTCCCGGAGCTGTCAATGCCCAACAAGCATCTACATTCACTCCTGCAACCGATAACAATTCTCCTGTTGTTGCCGTTAATATTCCTGATGTTACCGCTAGTGTTGCTGCTGATGCTATTTCACCCGTTGTTGAAGCTTCTGTGGAACAACAAGCTGAAGCTGTTCCTGCTGATCCTGCTCCTGCTGTGGTTGAATCCGCAAATCCCGTGGTAGAGGTTCAAAATGGCAACAAATAAAAATTGGATTGCTGGTGCAATAAAACACAAAGGGGCTTTACATCGTGAACTTGGCGTCCCAGAGGGCAAAAAGATTCCTGCAAAGAAATTAAACGCAGCAGCAAAGAAGCCCGATGTCGAAGGGAAACGCGCTCGCCTTGCAAAAACATTGAAAAACTTCTGAGGTGAATATGGACTGGCAGCATGTCATAAATTTAGGGCTGGGAGCACTTTTAAGTGTACTCGGATGGTTTGCCCGACAGATGTGGGATGCTGTCAAAACATTGCAAGCTGATCAGTGCAGGCTTGAGCTATCTATTTCTGATAACTATGTAAAAAAATCTGATCTTGCAACACTGAAGTCAGAGATCAATACGAGGTTTGACAGAATCGAGCAGCTTATAGACAAGGTCTATGACAAGCTCGACAACAAGGCAGACAGATAATGGCACTCGACCCAGTAAGCGCACTGTTAGACATCGGCAATACGATAATCACTCGTATTTTTCCTGACCCCGCACAACGAGATGCAGCACAGCTCGCATTACTCAAAATGCAACAGGATGGTGACCTCGCCGCAATTACTGGGCAGATGGACATCAATAAGGTCGAAGCGGCATCCGACTCCATATTTGTGGCAGGCTGGCGTCCATTTGCTGGCTGGGTGTGCGGTTTAGGTCTGGCATATGTCAGCATCATAGAGCCCATTGCACGCCTCATAGCGACCCTTGTAGGCTATACAGGCGCATTCCCTGCCATTGATACTACTTTGACCATGCAAGTCTTGCTGGGGATGTTAGGCATGGGTGGATTGCGCTCTCTGGATAAAATCAAAGGAGTTGCAACAAAATGAATGTAGGTGATCGTATAACAATGGTGTGTTGCATTACGCTTTCTGTTGTTGTTGTTGCTACAGTTGGTGTTGTTTTGGCTGGTTTGTTTGATCCGATTGTAGACAATGCTGAAATATTTAAAATGATTACACCAGCATTTAATACGATTATTGGTGCTTTCGTTGGAACAATAGCTGGAATCAAGATTGGAAAAGACAATGCTAATAAGTAAAGAGTTATTGATCGATGGGCATGTATGCGATGCAGCTACGGCAGACAAGTGGGTTGATGCATTGAACGTCACATGCGAGAAATTTGAAATCAACACGCCTGAGCGTATTGCTGGATTCTTGTCTCAAATTGGGCATGAGTCAGGCGGTCTTAAGCTTGTAGTTGAGAGCCTGAATTACCGCGCAGATATGTTGTTACGTTTTTGGCCCAAACGCTTTACGATTGAACTAGCGCAAGCTTACGCAATGAAGCCAGAAAAAATTGCGAACAGAGCATACTGTGATAAAAATGGAAATGGCGATGAAGCTTCGGGAGAAGGTTTTAAATACCGTGGGAGAGGTCTTATTCAACTCACGGGCAAGGATAATTACACTGCATTTGGTAATGCTTGTGGGCTTGACACTGTATCTCATCCTGAGATTGTTGAGTCCCCCGATGTTGCTGCTCTATCTGCTGGTTGGTTTTGGTCTACTCATCGGTTAAATGCGCTGGCAGATGCCAGTGATGTAGAAGGCATGACCCGCAGGATTAATGGCGG